CCAGCCGCGCCCAAACGTATCGAAGGTCGGCAGGCTGCGCAAGAAAAGTTCGCGCTCCTCGGAATAATTAGTGATGAACGCATCCGCGCCCTTGGTATCAATGACAGCCTCGATGGCCGCGATCGTCTTAGGACCGATGGCACCGTCTTGCGCGGCAGACGCAACCTTCTGGGCAATCATGACGGCCCTCTTGGGGCCGGAATTGACCGCGCAGTCAAACATCACATAGTCCGCGCCGGCAGGCAGATCATCGCCACGGATCGCGTCCCAGTACCGCGCTTTGTAGAGCGGCGCCACGTCCGCCGGCGTCAGAGCGCGCATAGCCAGTTCATCGACCTCATGGCCTACCCAGGCCTCCCAGGTCTTCTTGGTCACTCCTAGGTTCGTCATGCCTCCTGGGTCGCGCGGATGGTTCACGAAGCCTGCTTCGTGCTTCAAAACCGCCGCCAGAGCCTTGTCGAAATTACCGCGCATGCTGGGTCTTCCTGATCAGATCGTCCTTGGCTTTGCTCCCCGCGGAGGAGCCAAAGTAGTAGGCTACTACCCCACCCCAGGCCGTACCTAAAGCCCCCAGCATGACCAGCAGCGCCTCTGAGCTACCAGTATTCGGCAGGCCAAAGCGCAGCATCCAGAACAGGACGCCGAAATAGCCAAGAGTGATCAGGCCGGCCAGGATCCTTGGCGTATAGTCCCCAGCCTTCACCTCCCGGTCCCGCGCACTGGCGCGATCCTCGTTGGCGATCCTCTCGAGGTCGATGTCGAGCTCGCGCATCTTCACCGCGAAGGAGTTCTCGGCCTCACGCAGCGCCAGCAGCTGCTCAGGCGTGGCCTTGGCGGCGGCTTCCACGAGCTCCGCCTCTGTGCCGTCAGGCTTACCCAGCAGCGCCTCTGAGATCGCCCTGGTCGCCATGCCGGCCAAAGGCCCGCCGACCGCCGAGGCGATACTCGGCGCGACCGTGCGGACCAGGTCGAGGAGCTTGTCCATCTTATTGCTCCAACATGAAGGTGAGGTTCTGGTGACGCGGATAGGTGACCGTCCGCTCACCCTCTGGGCATTTGTATTTTATCGTTGCCAAAAGAGTAGCGCGACCTGGCGCGATCGGATCCTTGTCGGAGATCGTCAGCGTGTAGGTGAAGGTATCAATCTCAGGACCAGCCGGCCCAGTAAAGCGCGTCATGCTTGGCGCGGCTTCGTGGATCATGCCGGCGCCATCACGCACCGTCACGTTAAACCCCTCGACAGAACAATCGTCGCGCCTCTTGATCCTGGCCACCGTAACCGTCACCGGATTACCGATCTTGCCGTTCTCAATCTTGAAGTGCTCTGGCGCCCAGCTGATAATTTCATGCTTGAACCAGCCGAATTTCTCACCAGCCGAATATCCACCAACGGCCAGCGCGAAACTTGCCGTGGCAAATTGAACGATGGGGGTGATCTTCGGCAGCTCCATGGCTAATGCAGCTTCAAGGCTATACCAGCCAACGTAGTAATGATGGCGCCAGCAGAGACCATGAGAATAGTCTCAAGCCTCTTTAGACGCGCATTGATTGCCTCATAGCGTAGCTGACAAACAGCCTCATGAGAGTTCAGACGAGCTTCAGCTTCGCTAATCTGCGCCATCATCAAAATACTCCAACACTCATTTGACAATATTCACAATGCGTGAGTCATCCTCAAGCGCAATAAATTCATGTGGATCATTCGGCTTCCCAAAGGTGAATGGCTTGGCCTGCAACATCAGATCACCGTAGGGGCTTCTGATGGAACGGCAGGCACTTCTGGCTCAGGAGGCGGAGGAGGATTTGGGTCAACAGGAGCGCCATCAGCCCACAGCCAGCCAATGTTCATCGGGCCGTCCCACTGATGCAATTCGCATCCTTCCGGCGGCGTGTATGGCGTGACGCCATCCCAATCAACGACATTCACAATCACGCCGTTCTGCACCATTGCGTAATTCATGACATTCTTCTCCGCATAAAACTTGATCAATTCCTCTGGTGATGGAGCGCCAGGAGGCGCAAGCATAGAGAGCAGCATTAGCTATACTCATACACGATGATGTAGCCAGCGCCGCCTGCCGCTCCTGAATTTCCTGCGGCACCTCCAGCGCCAATAGTCACAGTTTCAGTTGCACCGACTGTTGTTGTGTATTTAATACAAAGTTCCCCCTGACCACCACCTCCGCCAACATATAGATACGGGCCATCGGATGCAGAGCCGCCAGAAGCGCCGCCTCCTCGAACACCTGCAACAGCGGTGGCTCCCGGGCCTCCTGGGCCGCCACCTTCTCCACCACCCGTCCCCCTCAAAACTTCATTAACACTGCCGGGATCTTTCAAATAACCACCAGTTCCAGAAGCACCTTTGATTGCAATAGTTGCGCCGGTGCCACCAGTTCCGCCAGCACCCCCATTGGCAGCATAAGATGGATTTGCAGAATTACTAGAGCCGCCGCTTCCTCCTACAGCAGAGACATGAGAGCCAAATGACGTGGTTCCACCAGTAGAGCCATTATTAATTTTCCCTGATGAACCACCACCACCACCACGACAAATTACAACCGCCGTGGTAACGCCGCTGGTGCGCGTGTAGGTGCCGGATGAAGTAAAGACCTGGACGTTTTTGAGGGTGCCTGTGGCCGTAGCAGAAGCCCAAGAAAGCGTTCCAGAACCATTAGTGGAAAGCACTTGCCCAGAAGTGCCATCAGCAGATGGGAGAGTGTAGGTTGTTGAGCCAGCTGCAGCAGCAGGCGCCAGACCAACATAACCAGACGTGCTGCCGGAAAGACGCAGAGTGCCTTGCACATCAAGCTTAGAACCAGGAGATGTCGTCCCAATCCCCACGTTGCCGCTGCTGTCGATGCGCATGCGTTCGGTGGTGCCGTTTGTCTTTACGATAAACTCTGAACAGTTTGTATAAATAGGTTTGTAAGAAGTGCCTGGAATAATAGAAGCTAGTCCAGCTCCATTTGTATCATCGTATGCAATACCAAAAGCACCTGATACTAAAGTTGACCCGCCAAATACAGCAGTAGATGACGACCAACCAGAGCCAGGGGAATATGATGTTGCTAGAACCGTATGCAATTTGCCAGCAGGCGAACTCGTCCCAATCCCCACGTTGCCGCTGGAGTCCTTATAAATCTGGCCACTGCCAATGTTCACGATCGACGTGTCGCCGGTGAAGCCATTGATCGCCGGATTGGTCAGCGTCTTGTTCGTCAGCGTGTCAGTGGTGGCGCGACCAACCAGGGTGTCGGTTGATGTCGGCAGCGTCAGTGTGCCGGTGTTGCTGATCTGAGAAATAACAGGCGTCGTCAGCGTCTTGTTCGTCAGCGTCTGGGTGCCGGTGGTCGTGACGATCGTCGCACCGCCCGCAGTCGCTGCAGCGGGCAGCGTCGCCGTGCCACTCACCGTCAGCGTCCCGGCCACCGACAGCGTCTTACCGGACCCGACATTCAAACCGACAGACGTGCCATTGCCGGCGGCGTTAAAAACACCGTCGACGATGTCCCAATCGCTATTGGTCTTGGTCCCCCAGGTGTCGCGCGACGCGCCGACCTCGGGCTTGGTCAGGTTGAGGTTCGTCGTGTAGGTATCGGCCATGTCTGCCTCCTAGTTAATCTGGTTCCACGCCTGACCAGGCGTAGGCTTGAGTGTCCATGTTTCAGAAACGACGCTTGAAGGTGTCCAGGTCTCAGGATCGACAGGCTGCGGTTCCCAAAGATATCTGCCATCTGCTGTCATAGCCGAGGTCACCACGATCGTCTCCGACACTGGTCTTACGCGCCCTACCACCGCCGTCATGGCCGATGAAACCGGAATCGTTTCTACCCCAGCAAAGATGCCGTTGCCAATGGAAATCATCGCAGACTGAGAGGCGATAGTCTCAGCGACCTGCCGAACCCTTACCGCATCCGCGGTCATGTTAGACGTCAGCGCAAAGGTGGCGCTATTCAAAAACACGACGTAGCCGTCTGCGGTAGCGTCTGAGGTCGTTGCGCCGGTTCCGCTGACCTGGCGCACCGCCTGGGCGTTGAAAGACGCCCCAGAGGTCACAGGAATGGTCTCAGAGGGCTCCCTAACCCTCTGGCCGGCAGCAGTCAGGCTAGACGCTGCCGAGATGGTCATAGCCGCAAGCTCGGTATTAGCCGCTGCAGCCATCATCGAGGACGTGATCGCATCTAGCCAGGAAACCGCCCTGACGCGCTGTGCATCAGCTGACGCCCCTGACGTGCAGACTATCGTCTCAGAGGCGCTGGCCGTTTTTACCGCGGAGAAAGACGCCCCAGACGTGACGGCGATAGTCGCAGCGGCTTCCAGCACATAGCCGGAGCCGTAAAGACCTTCGCCGTAATCTGCGACGCCGTAGTCAGCCACGGCCTATCAGTCCAGCGTCAGATCAAGCGAGCCGGCATTAAAGCGCAGCACGTCGCCGCTGTCGATCGTCTTAGACGTATCGAGGTTGGCAAAGGCCAACATATTGCCGGAGGTGGAGGCGTCGAAGATCGCAGCTGCGACCACCGTACCCCAAGACGCTGTCGCCGTCGGGAACTCGATCGCGGCGCTGTTCGTCGCCTCGGTGGGAGACGTGCCGGATACCGTGAACGTCGCCGCCTGCCGCGCATAGGAACCGCCGGAGACCTCAGTACCGCCGCCACCTTCACCAGGCGCCACCGTGTAGAGCGCGATGTACCAGGATGTCGGCCTGGTCGCACTGCTGGTCGTCAGCAGCCAGGTGAGAACGAGATTTTCGCCGTAGTTAGAAAAACCAGCCATTAGTAGACCCTCCTTGCACGAGCCACCAGCGGAGAGCCACTGGTCAGCGATTTCTGAGCCTCTTCATTGAGCGCCTGCACGCGCCCAGAGTAAAACGAACCAAACACAGTAATGCGCTGGTCGTCTACGAGAAACGGCGCGGCATGTGTAAGCGCGCCATAAAGATAGACATCCGGCGCCTTGGTCAGAAGCCAGTTCGTCGTATTGCTGTCCGAAAGCGCCGGGATCTTGCCGTAGTAAATCATCTCGATGTCGACGTCATCCGTCGGACCAGGCACAAGCTCAATCGCACCATTCATCAACGAGTAGGCGACGACCTTGTCATACAGCTGCGTCTTCACAAGGATGTCCGCTTCATCGAGCGTTACATAACGCAGCGGGCTGGTGCCATCCACGATCTGCAGGTTAATCGCCTCAAGCCAATCGCTCGGCAGCTGCACGAACTCGTTGTCGCTGGTTGCCTCGGCGCGGATGATCTGCTCGCGACAGCGCAGCCGCGTATTCAGATCTGCCTCGCAGAACTGAATAAACATCGGGATCTGCGCCGTCAGATCCTGGCGGTTCAGATAGTCCGCGATCGAGCTTTGGAGCGTCGCGTAGTTCGTGATCGTGGCCATTAGCTTTTCATCCAATGCGTGCGATAGGGGATAGCCTCTTCGCTCGAGAGCCACTTACGCATCGCCGCGCGATCGCGCAAAATGCCTTTCTGGGCAAGATCCAGGTAGACCATCATTGGTAGGCTGGCGACCTTCACCATGTCGCCGCTCTTTTGCGTGCGAGAGGTTTCGTTCCTCTCGGCCATGGCGCGCTCTGCAATGCTGTCGATCTCGCAGGTGGTCTCGAAGACCAGCTTATTCTCAGACGTAATGTGCATCTTCTGCAGCGTGCCGCTGAGACTGTCATAAGCCAGTGTGAAAGATGCGGGAGCGTATTCGTCAGCCATTTGCGTTTCCTACACAGCTGGGGAGCGCCTGCCGGCGCCCCCCTTTCCTTATCACGAAGCAATAAGGTTTGCGATAACCGCGTGCGCATTCTGGTTCTTAATGCGCAGGCCGTATTCCACGACCATTTCCTTCTTATCGCTGTCGCCGGTCTTGGCGATGTCGAACGTGCGGAACGGACGCAGATAGGAGACAGACGCGTACTCAGGATCCAACACGAAAGCAAAGTTTCCGGGTTGGAACCTATTGGGTACAATCGCCACTTCTCCGAAATCGCTTAAATAAACATCAGCAGTTGCAATGATTGCAACCGGCTTCACCTGGTTGTAGGTGACGCGGTTCGGAGCGATACCAACAAAAGAAGACGCGACGGTCTTATTATAGGCATTCACCATGAACACCTTCGGATCGCCACCATCTTCCCAGACCTGCTGAATAGCAGTCTTGAGCATAGTTTCCGTCAGCGCAACGTCGGTCGCGGTCGAGAGACCCGTCCACGCGGTGCTGGGATAGCCATTGCCACCAGCGCCAGACATCGCAGACACAGTCGCCGCGTTTGCCTGGTAGTTGTTGCACAGCCACGTCGGAAGGCCGGCGGTCTTACGAGCAGTGGAATTGTTACCAGCCACGCCAGCTTGGTTGCTGGTGAGGATAGCCTCCATGTCCCTTTTAAGCTCTTTC